GATGCAGATCACTTATCTAAGGTATCTGTTACCGTGCCTGAGTCAAAATATTCTAATGCTTTGCCTGCTATTCAGCACGAACTTAAAAAGTTTCGCACTGTTTCGTTGCAGGGTGTAAAAGTAACATTTGAGGGAGAAGAATAATGTTAAAAATAATATCAGCCGACGAAAGAATGGCAGAAGAAAGAGGTCATAAAATCGTTATTGGTGGACCAAGTGGTGTCGGTAAGACTAGCTTGGTTCGCACAATGGACTCAGAAAAAACTTTGTTTATGGATTTAGAAGCAGGAGATGCCGCAATACAAGGGTGGCCTATAGATGTTATTCGCCCTAGAACATGGCAAGAATGTCGTGATTTTGCTTGTTATATTGGTGGTAGCAATCCTGCTTTGAATGATGATCAAGTCTATTCTAAAGCACACTATGAGCAACTCTGCAAAGAAAAGGGCAATCCGCAAGAATGGTTGGCAAAATATGACAGTATATTTATTGATAGTATTACTGTAGCAGGTAGGTTGTGTTTTCAATGGTGTCAAAGTCAACCCGATTGCAAAACTTCTAACGGCAGGCTCGATACTCGAGCCGCCTACGGTATGCAGGGTCGTGAAATGATGGCTTGGCTTACGCATTTGCAACATATTAGAGATAAGAATGTTGTATTTGTTGGTATATTAGATAGTCGCACAGACGACTACGGTAGACCAATACATGATTTACAAATAGAAGGCTCTAAGACGGGTCGTGAACTACCAGGGATTGTGGACGAAGTTATTACTATGGCAATAATGCCAGGTGATGAAAACACTCCACCATACCGTGCGTTTGTATGTCATACTCTAAACGAATGGAATTATCCTGCAAAGGATAGATCGGGTTGTTTAGATTTGTTAGAACCACCTCACTTAGGTAATCTGTTAAAAAAGATGTCAGGTAACACTAAGGCTGAGGATCGTTTGTTAACTTTTAGTTTATTAAATAAAAATAATGGAGAGGTAAATGCTTAATTTTAATGACGTAGAACCCGATAAGGGATTAGAACCACTAGAACTTATACCTGCAAATACTGTTGCAAGGGTAACTCTAAAGATAGAAGATGGTCAGATTGAGATACCCGAGTTTGGTCAAGGTAATTTTTTTCGTGCAAGTGCTACAACAAAAGCAAAATGGTTGCCTATTGAGTTTACTATTACAAGCGGTAAACATAAAGGACGTAAGTTATGGCACAAGTTGTTTGTTGATGGCGATAAAATTGCCGAAGGTGGTATGCCACAAGCTAAACAGATTGGCTTGCGTACCATGCGTTCAATTTTAGAAAGTGCCCGTCAAATCCGTACTGATGATATGTCGCCTGAAGCAAATGCTAAGAGACAAATAAATTCTATTGAAGATTTAAACGGTATGAATTTATGTATTAGAATTGGTATTGAAAAAGGTACTAATGGTTACGGTGATAAGAACTCATTGATTGCACCTTTAACACCTGGTCAAACAGATTATATTCTTTCTGATTTGCCTAATGAGCCACAAGTTCAGCAAGTGCAACAACCAACTTCTAATCCAACACCCGATTGGGCTAAACAATAAGTTTCTAAGATTTCTAGCGTCAACACCTTGTAGTGCGTTAGGACTATGTTTGGGGAGTACATAGGACGCAAAACTCCCCGCCACAATCGGGAGGATTAAATGATTGAATCAATTATGTGTCTAGCCATGGCTATCTACTTTGAAGCGAGAGGTGAGCCTATGGTGGGGCAAGTGGCGGTTGCTCAAGTTGTCGTAAATAGAGTCTGGGATTATAGATACCCCGATAATGTTTGTGATGTCGTTAAGCAAGGCTATTACTATTCTTGGAATCAAAACATTCCTATCAGAGATAAATGTCAATTTAGCTTTTGGTGCGACGGTAAACCCGAAACTATAAATGATATGATGGCATGGGGTTTTGCTATTGATATAGCTGAAGCCACAATGAAAGGCTATCTGTATGATACAACAAGCGGTGCCACTCATTATCATGCGTATTATGTACAACCAAGTTGGTCATATCAGTTTACAAGGACTGTTCGTATTAACGACCATATATTTTATAGAAGAGAGATGGAGTAATGATTAAAATAGAAAAGAATATACCTATTCCTTCAACTAAAACAAAAGCAAAAGATATTGCAGAAAACATGGAAATTGGTGACAGTGTTTTAGTAAAGTATGATTTAGCTAGAATGATAATTACAGAGATAAATAAATCTAGTTCAACCAAAGGTAAAATGAATAATTTGGTTAGGGTGTGGAAGGTAAAAAGAGATAAAAATGATACTTAGACCATATCAAGATGTGGCAGTAAACTCTGCTATTAAATCATTAAACAAACATAAAAATACAATAGTCGTTGCACCAACAGGTGCAGGTAAAACTATTATGCTATCGTCTTTGATAGGCAAAATGCACAAGGAGAACAATAAAGTATTGGTGCTACAACACCGTGATGAACTTGTTAATCAAAATATGGACAAGTTTAAAAAGATAAATCCTAATATATCAACGAGTATTTTAAATGCTGATGAGAAGGATTGGTCAGGTGATGTGGTGTTTGCCATGGTACAAACGCTATCAAGGCCGAACAATTTATCGAGTATGCAGCGGGTTAATCTAATTATTATTGATGAAAGCCACCATACTATAGCAAATTCTTGGTTAAATATAATAAAAGAATCAAAAGAAATTAATCCAAATGTTAGGATAGCAGGGTTTACGGCTACTCCTAATCGGGGTGATGGCAAGGGTTTAAAGCAGGTTTTTTCTAATTGTTCACACCAAATAGAGATAGCAACACTTATTCGTGAGGGTTTTCTTGTATCTCCTAAAACATTTGTAATTGATGTCGGAGTCCAAAAAGAACTTAGTCAAGTTAGAAAAACGATTGATGAATTTAACATGGACGAGGTAGCTCGTATCATGAACAAAAGACCTATTAACGAACGGGTTGTAAACGAATGGCATGAAAAAGCATCAGACCGTAAAACAGTTGTTTTCTGTTCTACAAAGAATCATGCTAAAGATTTATGTGATGAGTTTGTAAAACAAGGTGTTCGGGCAGAGGTTCTGACAGGAGACACAAAGAAAGATGTTCGGGTTAATATGCTGCAAAGTTTATCGAATGGTGATTTGCAGGTTGTTATTAATGTAGCGGTGTTAACTGAGGGTTTCGACTCACCACCTGTATCTTGTATTATTTTAACAAGACCTTGTTCGTATAAATCAACTATGGTGCAAATGATTGGGCGTGGATTACGAACCATTGATCCAGGTGAATACCCGAACATAATTAAAACTGACTGTATAGTTTTAGATTTTGGAACATCAATATTAACTCATGGTGAGTTAGATGAAGAAGTTAACTTAGATGACGTTGCATCAAATGATAATGGTCAAGCACCACAAAAGCAATGTCCTGAGTGTAATTCAATAGTTCCTTTAGGTGTTCGTGAATGTCCTATATGTGGTCATGACTTTGCCAAAGAAGAAGAAAAGAAGCTCAAAGAATTTAATATGACAGAGGTAGAACTTATTGATCGCTCTCCGTTTCGTTGGATTCGGGTTTTTGACACTGATAAATGTTTGATGGCATCAGGATTTAATGGTTTTGCTATGGTTGTAAATTTACATGATACTTTTTTTGGGTTTACAAAGCCTAGAAATGATAGATTAAGAGTAGTAAGTGTAGGAACTAAGAAACAAGCTATTGCATCTGCTGACGACTTTCTGAGAAGGATTGAGAGTAATAGTAACGCTAAAAAGAATAAGCGTTGGTTAAACCAAGAGGTAAGTGAAAAACAAAAAAGCATATTGATTAGAAAAGGTTATAGAATTAATCCTTTTGATTTTTCTTGGACAAAATATAAAGCGGCTTGTCTTATAAACTACTTGTTTAATAAAAAAGAAGTTGATTATCTTATTTATAAGAATCAAAAAGAAATTAAAATAAGACAAAAGTCAGAAAGAATAAGAAAAGAAAGATTAGAATATTTAAACAGAATTTCAGGAAGAGCATAAATGCCACTAATAGAACTTAATATGATACTAGATTGTGAAGAAGAGGTAAAAGAAGTGGGCTTTTACACACCTCTTGAGTACCGTGTATTGGATCGTAAACAACTTCTGAACGGGATCAAAAAAGAAATAAATAAAAAAGGTTATTTGTTTGACAGTTGTAATTACGCTAGTGCTATGGCTATACATGAAGGTTATGTTGTTGCTTCATTGACTATGAGCAACAAAAAGAAAAGAAAAAATAAAATAATAACAGATTGGAAAGAAGATTGTCTTACGATTCATTAGTCAAAGCAGGAAAATTGTTCGGTCAAGTAGGCTGGAATAAAAGATTTACAGAGCTGGACGAACAAGATGTATTGTATTTAATTTCAAGTATTCAACAAATGAAGGATATAGCAGATGACGTTAACGAAACTTATTTGGCAGCAATCTGGCTCAAATTCAACGTCGGGGATAAAGCAGCGGAGTTCCCATTCGGAAGAAATAAGCCAGAAAATAAAGAAAAAGATAGATCAAGCGATACTTGACAAACAAAAAGATCAAGAGCCTAGAAAATATTTAGGTGCTTCATCTCTCGGAGACGCTTGTTCACGCAAGATACAATACAGGTACATGGGTAAAAAGGCAGATAAAGATAAAGAGTTCTCTGCAAAGCTCCTGCGTATCTTTCAGTTTGGTCATGTGATTGAAGATATGGCTCATGGTTGGATATACAATGCTGGCTTTGATTTAAAAAGCACTGATAAAAATGGCGAACAATTTGGTTTCTCAATAGCAGATGATCAGATTCGGGGTCATATTGATGGTGTTATATGCGGTGGATCAGATGATTTTAAATATCCTATGCTATGGGAATGTAAATCTGCAAATGAGAGGAGCTTCAATGAATTTGTTCGGAAAGGTGTCAGGCAAGTTAACTTAACATACGCATCACAAATTGCATTGTATCAAGCGTACATGGATTTAACAGAAAACCCTGCATTGTTTACAGTAATAAATAAAAACACTTGTGACATATACTATGAGTTTGTTGATTTTGATAAAGAACTTGCTCAAAAAACAAGTGATAAAGCAGTTGAAATATTAAAAGCAGTTCAGCATGATGAAATATTACCTCGTGTTGCTATGGACTCTGATTACTTTTTATGTAAAAATTGTGAGTTCAGGAGTACCTGCTGGGATTAAAAAAAAAACCCGAACAATTTTGGCGTTGCTCGGGTTAAGGTGTAATGACTATAGGAGTACAATATAATGCGTATCGTTCCTTTTGACAACACAAAATATAGTGTTAATGCAAAAGATTTAGTAAATGAAATATCTAAGAAAGTACCTAATCAGGTGCAGATTGACATTCTTCGGCAGACTTTTCCACACGGTGAAGTAAAGGGTGATTTGTTCACTATCGGGTCTTTACAGGGAGAAGCAGGTAAATCATTAAAAATAGACATAAATCCTAACAGTCCTTTCTTTATGAAGGGTCAGGATTTTAATGGAAGCACTGGTGTCGGGGGTATTGTTAAGATACTTATTGAAGGTCGTGGCATGAATCTACCTGAAATCAAAGAAATGTTCGCAGATTACCTGGGTGAAGAAAGAAACTTTGTTCGCCAGCAGCCTGCTGAGAATCCAGTAAAAGTCCAGATTAACAGGCAAACACCCTATGATTCGGAGTATTTATACAAAAATGCTGAAGGTCAGGTTATATGTGCTGTGCGTAAATACCTTGTTCGGGATAGTTCAGGTAATCCTATACTGGATACGCATGGTAAACCAAAGAAGGAGTTCAGGCAGTTCACT